GGGCGGGAAGAATTCGCGGATGTCGCCGCGGTCTTCCTGGAGGAAGGCCTGGGCGATGATGGCCGTCATCGGCAGGTTGAGGGAGGCGATGGAGTTGCCGGGGTGCTTCGCGATGTTGCAGTTGTCGCTCGAGGCCTCGAGGGAGTGGTGGAGGCGGCAGGCGAGGGGGCGGGCGGGGTAGATCGTGCAGCGGCCGTGGTGGAGGAAGGTGCAGGGGACCTGGCTGAAGCGGCTTCGCATCTCCTGGCCCAGGCCCGGGAAGCTCACGCCGGCGCGGTGCTGCGGGATGGCGCGCCTGCCGGTGGCGCTTTCGATCGCGCGCACCTCCGGTGCCATCACCGTGACGGCCTGGTGGCAGCAGTGGGAGCAGCCGTTTCTGCATTCCGTATGCGGGACGACGGCGCGCGAGATCCCCTCGGTGATCTGTGTGAGGCGCGCGAACTTGTGGCCGATGGGGGCGCGGGAGCCGAGGAGTGCCACCGCCTGGTTCACGAGGTGCACGATGCGCGGCCCTTCGACGGCGACGATCTCGGCGGCGCGCGCCTCGGGGGTGTGTTCGCGGGCGCTCATTTCCGGCTGCGGCTGGTCCATTCGCGGAGCGTAGCACTTCAATCCCGTTTATGGGAGTGGGTGTTGACGCCTGCGTACCGTTTGCGGGATAACGGCGCCAGTCCATGCGTTTCCACGGGGATTAACGGATGCGAGCCTGGCTCGGGGTGCTGCTCCTGTGCGGCGGCTGCGCTGGGCTGGGGCGTCCGGGGGCGACCTTCATGGGGCTGGATGGCGGCGGGCCCGGCGGGCCGGTGAGTGTGGAGTGCAAGGTGACCTACCTCGAGGGGAATGCGCGATGACCACGTACGCCGTTTCGCAGGAGCAGCTCGACGCCCACCGCGCCACCCTCCAGCAGGCCATCGCCCAGGTCGACGCCATGGCCGGCACGCCGACGCAGCCGCCCATCGACCCACCCGTGCAGCCGCCGATCACGCCGCCCGTCGGCGCTGACGTCGTGAACATGGGTGACTTCAGCGCGCAGGGCGGGCCGGCCCAGAACGGGGTGCCCGGCATGGACGCGGGCATCACCTACGCGCGCCGCCAGCTGATCGACGGCATGGGCGGCGGTTCGATGCAGTTCCAGAGCGGCTATCTCACCGGCTACGAGTTGCCGAATTTCGAGGCGTGGCTCTCGGCCTCGCCGGGCGGCCCCGCGCTGCCCTATCCCGGCTGCGAGCGCGTCGAGCTCATGGGCTCGAACGTGTCGGCCAACATCGTGAACCTCGCGCAGCTCACCGGCGCGGGCGTGCTGGAGGTGTTCTTCTGCCTGCGTGCCAAGGGCCCGACCGGGCGCTACATGCAGCGCACGCCATAGGAGGCTCGCGTGGGACTCGAATCGCTGCTCTCGCTGGTGATCTACGTCCTCGTCATCGGGGCGATCTGCTGGCTGCTGTGGTGGCTCATCGCGTTCATTGGCGTGCCCGAGCCCTTCGCGAAGATTGCGCGCGGCATCGTGGCGGTGGTGGCCGTGGTGCTGCTGATCGGGCTCCTGCTGAGCCTCGTGCCGGGTGGCGTCTCGCTCAAGCGCTGAGCCTGGCCGTGCACCTCCTGCGTCGCGTGGGTTTTTGCGTGGGTGTCGCCATCCTGGGGGCGCTCGCGGCGCTCTTCGTGTACGCGGGGGTTGAGCAGATGGGCTCGCGCTCGGTGGCGCTGCTGGCGGCGATCGTGGTGGGTGTGGTGCTGGTGGTGTATTGCTGCGAGGACGAGGGCTGATGCTCGCCACGTGCCGGGTGTGCGAAGGTGCCGGCCGCCGGCGGGTGCGCTGGAACGGGCGCCCCGTGGTGGTGAAGTGCCATGGGTGCGCGGGCCGCGGCAAGGTGGACGCGCGCCGCCAGTACGGGAAGCTCACCGGTCCTGCAGGCGGGCGCCAGCGGTGAGGCGCAGTGCGCCCGGTTCGGCGCCGCAAGGCCGGTTCATGGACCGGCCGAACGGGGCGTGGATGGGGAGTTTCGAAGTGCATTCGCGGCGCAGGGCGTCGTTGTCGAGGAACCGCAATGCGCGCCCGAAGCCGAGGAAGCCGTGAGCGTCGAGTCCGAAGCCGTCGACGACGGCGCGGTCGAGATGGTCGCGTGCGCGTGGCCGCCGTGCTCCCGCGAGTTCATCGTGCGCAAGCGCTGGCAGAAGTACTGCTCGAACAAGTGCCGCATGGCGCACGCCAATTACCTGAGGAAGGTCGGGGTGAGCCACCTGCGTGATCTCGTGGCGCAGGGCGTGCCGCTGCCGCTGCCGCCCTGCGCGAGCGTTGCGTCGTCGACCGCCTTCTAGCCCATGTTCCGCGTGCCCGAGGAATGCCGCATCACGATGGCGAACCTGCCCACGGCGAGTTGTGTTGCGATCGCGACCGCCCCGCACGCGGGCCTCTTCGGCGCCTTCGTCCTGCATCCGCGCGCGGGCGACCCACTCCTCTGCATCGCTTCCGACATCGTGCCGGGCATCCCGTGGGAGCACGTGAGTGTCAGCGTGCCCAAGAGGACGCGCGTGCCGAACTGGCGCGAGATGTGCCACGTGAAGGACGCGTTCTGGGACGAGGAGGACTGCGTCGCGCAGTTCCATCCGCCGAAGTCCGACTACGTGAACTACCACCCTTACGTGCTGCACCTGTGGCGGCCGGTGGGGATCGAGCTTCCGCGCCCGCCTTCCATCGCCGTAGGGCCGCGCGCCCGGGTGACAGCGTGACCGATCAACTCGCCCACGCGGTATCGGAGCACGAGCTGAGAGGCGACCCGCATCGCGTGACGCGCGACTTCGAGCGGGCCCTTTGCCGCTACACGGGGGCTCCGTACGCGGTGGCGGTGAATTCCTGCACCGCGGCGTTGCTGCTCGCCTGCCGCCGGCAGGTGCTGGTGGGCGGCGTGGAAGCGCTGCAGCCCGAGTTCGAGATCCCGCGGCGCACCTACGTGTCGGTGCCGCAGTCGGTGATCCACGCGGGCGGGCGCGTGGCCTGGCGCAACGAGGAGTGGCGCGGCTACTACCGGTTGAAGCCGTACCACATCTGGGACGCCGCGCGCTGGTTCACCTCCGAGCTCTACTCGCGCATCACCGTGCCCTATGGCGGGGGTGCGGTGTGCGTGTCCTTCCACGCCTCGAAGACGCTCGGCATCGAGCAGGGTGGGGCCATCCTGCACGACGACCCCGCCGCCGACGACTGGTACCGGCGTGCGCGCTTCGACGGTCGGCGCGAAGGGGTGGCACCCGCGGACGACGACTTCGACTTCGTGGGCTGGCACTGCTACATGAACCCGTCGACCGCGGCGCAGGCGCTTCTGCGACTCTATTCGCTGCCGCGCGAGAACGCGCCGCTCGCCAATGACGACTATCCCGACCTTTCACGCCTGAAGGCCTTCCGATGACAATCGAGCGCGACCAGATAGACCAGGCGTGGGATGCGCTCGCCGAACGAGTGGCGGACGACATGGAAAACCAGCATCGCGAGATCAAGGGCTACCGCGAGCTTTCGCGGGAGGAAATCGACACGATGAACGAGATCAAGGAGCGCGGGGTCGAGTTGGGCGTGCTCGTGGCGAAGCTGCGCTCGATGGGCGAAGGCCTCGACCAGCGCTGGGTCTCCATCGGTGCCACGGACCTGCAGACCGGCCTCATGGCGCTCACGCGCGCGGTGGCCAAGCCGACCTTCTTCTGATGGCGAACGAGTACCGGCCGCTCGTCCTCCTCGCACTCGTCCTCCTCGCCATCGCGGCGGTTGTCGTGGTGCTGGTGATGTGCGAGACGCCATGAGCTACCTCGTGAGGCTCGTGAACTCCACCGGCCGCGAGGGGTGGCTCAAGCGCGGCATGGTGATCCATCGCCGGGAGCATGCGACGGTCTACTCGTCGCCCTCGGGCGCGCGTCTCGCACGCGCGAACTTCCTCGAGCGTCACCCGGACAGCGGCTACGTGGTCGAGGTGGTTGGGCTGCGCACGGGAACCCCCCTCCTGCAGCAGGGCGCAGCGCCGCAGTGAGCGCCCAGATCCTCATCGACGAAGACGGCACGCGCACGGTGCAGCTATCCGACCGCGACGGGCTTGTGGTGATGCACTTCGAGAAGCCGGTGCGCTGGTGCGCGCTCGATCCGGCGACGGCCGCCCGGTTCGCCGAGGCCTGCGCGCGCGCCGCTTACAAGGCCGTGGCGGGCGACACGCCGACCACGCAAGCTAAGTCGCAGGTAACGGAGCAGATCCGTGTGCGCCTGGTCGCCCGCGTGGAGCTGATGCTGCGCACCTTCGAGGGAGAAGCGCCGCGGCCGGAATTGAAGGTGCAGGCCTCGAACGTGGTGGACGCTTGCATGAAGGAGCTGGCTTGAAGCTCTGGATTACGTGGAATGTGAAACCGCCAGCGAGTGCGCGATGGTGGCGCCTCGGGCGCCTGGTCTTCGCGGTGAAGTCCGAGAAGACGAGGATTACGCCGAGGCAGATCGGCGCGGAAGCCATCGGGGCGTTTGAAGCAAAACGCGATCGACCGTGAAAATCTGCGTCATCCCCGCGAGATGTGGGTCGGTTCGCATTCCCGGCAAGAACATCCGCGCTTTCCACGGCAAGCCCATCATCGCGTATTCCATCGAGTGCGCGCGCGATACCGGCGTCTTCGACCGCGTGATCGTGTCGACCGACGACGTGGCGACCGCCGACGTGGCGAGGAGCTTCGGGGCCGAGCCGATGATGCGACCGCCCGGCTGGGACGACATCGGCACGCAGGAAGTGGGTGCGCGCGTGGCCGAGGCCGTCGCCACGCGCGAGATGATCCCGCTCTACGTGTGCGTGCTGTACGCGACGTGCCCGCTCTTGAGGCCGTCCGACCTGATGGACGGACTCCTGCTGATGCGCACGACCGAGGCCACCTTCGCCTTCGCGGTGGGCCGCGAGCCGCTGCGCGACGCCGGCGCCTTCTACTGGGGACGCGGCTGGGCGTACATCGCGCGCGAGCCGCTCATCGGGACCAGGACCGCGCTGGTGCCGCTGCCCGAGGACCGGGTGTGCGACATCAACACCGAGAGCGACTGGCAGCGCGCCGAGCGCATGTATGCCGCGCTCATTGCGACGAATGCGTAGCGTGCTCCTGACAGGTGGCTCTGGTTACTTCGGCCGCGCCTTCACGCGCCGGCTGCTGGCGGGCGACAAGGTGGAGCGCATCTGCATCTTCTCCCGCTGCGAGCACCGCCAGGCGGCGATGCGCGAGGCATTCGCGGGCAACGAGCGACTGCGCTTCTTCGTGGGTGACGTGCGCGACCGCGACCGGCTCGTGCGCGCGATGGAAGGTGTGGACGTCGTGGTGCACGCCGCGGCGCTGAAGCGGATCGAGGTGGGCTACTACAACCCCGACGAGATGGTGAAGACCAACGTGGGCGGGACCATGAACGTGATCGACGCCGCGATCGCGACCTCCACCGTGCATTCGATGGTGCTCCTCTCCTCGGACAAGGCCTTCGAGCCGGTGAGCGCGTACGGGCAGTCGAAGGCGCTCGCCGAGTCGCTCGTGCTCGCGGCCAACCGCACGCACGGCGGCCGGCGGCCGCGCTTCTCCACGACCCGCTACGGCAACGTCGTGTGCTCGACCGGCTCCGTGATCCCGCGGTGGCGCGAGTTCATCGCACGCGGCGAAGCGGTGCCAGTGACGGATCCGGAATCGACGCGCTTCTGGATGACGGTGGACGAGGCGGTGGACCTGGTGCTGGACACCATCGAGCGCATGCCGCCCGAGCCCGCCATTCCGGACCTTCCCGCCTTCTGCCTGGGCGACCTCGCCGAGGCGCTCGGCGCCACGATGCGCGTGACGGGCTTGACCGCCTTCGAGAAGCGCCACGAGTCGATGCGCGCGGGGCTTTCCAGCGACACGGCGCGGCGCCTCACCGTGCCGGAACTGCGCGAAAGGCTCGCCCATGTCTGAGCACGAGCGCTTCTGGGCGGGCGATTTCGGCATCGCCTATGCGCTGCGGAACATGAAGGTGGACTGGATGGCGCGGCGCTCGTTCTGGGAGCTCGTGCTCGAGCGCACGCGGGCCTCCCGCGTGCTCGAGGTGGGCTGCGGCGCGGGCTGGAACCTGCTCGCCATCCGCGACGTGGACGCACGCGTGCGCGCCATCGGAGTCGACGTGAACCTGGTGGCGCTGGACATGGCGCACGACGCGGGCGTGGATGCGATCGAGCTGGCCGCGGCGCAGGTCGCCAGCCGCTGGCCGCTGGCCTTCGACCTCGCGTTCACCGCGGGGGTGCTCATCCACGTGCCGCCCGCGGAGCTCGCCGCCACGATGGCCTCCATCGTCGCGGCCTCGCGCCGCTGGGTGCTCGCGATCGAGTACGAGGCCGCCACCGAGGAGGAGGTGCCTTACCGCGGCCACGCCGAGCGGCTGTGGCGCCGCCCCTTCGGGCTTCTCTACGAGGCGATGGGCATGGAGCTCGAGGATAGCGGGGGCCTCGAGCGCGGCGACGGCTTCGATTCGTGCACGTGGTGGCTCCTGAGGAAACCCGAACCATGAACCGCTGCAAGCTCTGCGTCATACCCGACACGAGGCCGGACACGGCCTTCGTGGACGGCGTGTGCTCGGCCTGCCTCACGGCGGCGAAGCGCCCGGACATCGACTGGCGGGGCCGGCGCCGCGCGCTGGAAGACCTCCTCGAGCGCCACCGCAACCCGTCGGGCTTCGACTGCATCGTGGCCTCCTCGGGCGGGAAGGACTCGACCTTCCAGGCGCTGAAGCTCCTCGAGCTCGGCGCGCGGCCGCTCGTGGTGACGGCGACCACGTGCATGCTGACGCCGATGGGACGCGCGAACATCGACAACCTCGCGCGCTTCGCGACGACGATCGAGGTGACGCCGAACGTGCGCACGCGCGCGATCCTCAATCGGCTGGGCCTGTACCTGGTGGGCGACATCTCCTGGCCCGAGCACGTCTCCATCTTCACGACACCCTTCCGCGCGGCGGTCCAGCTCGGCATCCCGCTCATCTTCTACGGCGAGAACCCGCAGGCGCAGTACGGCGGGCCGCCAGGGGCCGAGGAGGCGAGGACGATGACGCGCCGCTGGGTGGCCGAGTTCGGCGGCTTCCTGGGGCTGCGCCCCGCCGACCTCATCGGCGAAAGCGACATCACCGAGCGCGACATGCTCGACTACATGCCGCCCGACGAGAGCGACGTCGAGCGCGTGGGCGTGGAAGCGCACTTCCTCGGGCAGTACGTGGAGTGGGATAGCTGGGTGAATGCCGCGATTGCGCGCGATGCCGGATTCGAGACGCGGCTGCCCAGCATGGCGAACTGGTGGGAATTCGAGAACCTCGACAACGCGATGACGGGGCTGCACGACCACGGCATGTATCGCAAGTTCGGCTACGGGCGGCTCGCGGCCCAGGTGAGCGTCGACATCCGCGCCGGTCGCATGTCGCGCGAGCAGGCGATGGCGCTCGTGCACGAGCGGGACGGGCTCTTTCCGGGGCAATACATGGGTGTCCCCGTAGGGCGCGTGCTGCACCGCATCGGCATCGCGGGCGAGGACCTGCACGTGACCCTCGACCGGTTCACGAACTGGCAACTCTTCAACGGGGTGGAGCTCGCGCGCCCCCTGCTCTGCGAGTTCGAGGAGGCCTGATGGGACTTGCCACGCGCGTGATTCCGGTGCTGCTCGCCCGCGGCGACGAGCTGGTGAAGGGGAAGCGCTTCGACGCCTGGCGGTCGGTCGGCCACGTGCTGCAGGCGGCCCACGTGCATGCCGCTCGCGGCGTGGACGAGCTCGTCGTGCTCGACATCGCGGCGACCCGCGAAGGGCGCGGGCCGAACCTGGCGCTGGTCGAGAAGATCTGCCGCGCCATGTTCACGCCCGTCACCGTCGGCGGTGGCGTGCGCAACGTGCAGGACGTGCGCGACCTCCTCGCGGCCGGCGCCGACAAGGTGGCGATCTGCACGCACTGGAACGTGATTGGCGACGCGGCCGACAAGTTCGGGCGGCAGGCCATCGTGGCCGCGGTCGACGCGAACAGGGGCTTCGCGTGGACGCATGCCGGTACCGTCGCGATGCGCTGGGGCGACATGCCGAATCCCGTGGACGTCGAGTACGTGGTGAAGATGGTGGCGGGGATGGGCGCGGGCGAGATCCTGCTCACCTCGATCGCGCGCGAGGGAACGATGGAGGGATACGACCTGGAGTTGATCCGCCGCGTGGCGCCGCTCGTCACGGTGCCGGTCATCGCGAACGGTGGCTGCGGCACGTATCTCGACATGCTGGACGCGCTCGCGGCCGGCGCGCACGCCGTCGCGGCCGGGGCCATGTTCCAGTTCACTGACCAGACGCCGCGCGGGGCGAGCCGGTACCTCGCCCAGCGTGGCGTGGAGGTGCGCCTGTGAGGAAGGCAGTCGACCCCAACGCTCCGCGGCTGGTGGCCATCGGGCACGTGCCGCAGGCGGCCGAGTTCCTCTACAAGCTGCTCGCCGAGCGCCCGGCCGAGGCGAACATCTCGCACCGCGAGATGCCCTCCTGGGAGGATCACCTCTCCTTCACGCAGCGCTATCCGTACCGCCTCTGGTACATCGTGAGGCACGGCGACGAGAGCGTGGGCGCCATCTACCTCACCCACAAATACGAGATCGGTCTCGCGATCGCGAAGGAGCACCAGGGCTGCGGCTACGGGACGTGGGCCGTGCGCGAGCTGGTGCGCAAGTGCTCGAAGCACGTCCTGGAGAAGCCGAGCCTCGTCCGCAAGGCGTTCCTCGCGAACATCGCGCCGGCGAACGAGGCCTCGCGGGCCTTCTTCCGCGAGCTGGGTTTCGTGCACATCCAGGACACCTACGCACTGGACCTCGAATGAGCGCGCCCCGCACGACGCACGCAGAGATTAGAGCGGCGCTCGACTACAACCCGCTCACCGGGATCTTTAGCTGGAAAGCGCGTCCACGAATCAAGGCCGGCAAAATCGCTGGCAACGTCTCGTCGTGCGGCTATCTTCGCATCGGCATTGGCGGAAGACCATCTTGCATCGTTCAGGCGCATCGTCTCGCGTGGTTTTGGATGACGGGAGAATGGCCGAGAGGCGACATCGACCACATCAATGGCGTTAGAACGGATAACCGCTGGGCTAACTTGCGGGACGTGCCGAGGCACATCAATCTACAAAATCAGCGGCGCGCAAGGTGCAACAGCAAAGCCGGATTGCTGGGAGTCGCGATGTGTCGCGACCGTTTTCAAGCGAAGATCCAGATCGACGGCAAGCGTACTTATCTCGGGACATTCAACACCGCGATAGAGGCCCATCAAGCGTACGTCGCGGTTAAGCGCCGGCTGCATTCAGGCTGCACGATATGACCTGTCCAATGATCGTCGCTGAGATGGGTGCTGCTCACCTCGGTGATTTCGATCGCGCATTACGCATCGTTGGCGCGGCGGCCTCTGCGGGGGCAATGGCTCTGAAACTCCAGACCTGGACCACGATGACGGTGTGCGAGCGCCGGCTGGAGCGCGGCCCCTGGGCAGGCACGAGGCTCACCGACCTCTACGAGCGCTGCAGGACGCCGTGGGACTGGCACGCGCGCATCTTCGAGGAGTGCCGCGCGCGCGGCATGGTGGCCTTCTCGACACCCTTCGACCACGCCTCCGTGGATTTCCTCGAGACGCTCGGCTGCCCGCTCTACAAGATCGCGTCCTTCGAGATCACCTACCTGGACCTGATCCGGCACGCGGCCTCCACCGGCAAGCCGCTCATCCTCTCCACCGGCATGGCGACCGAGGACGAGATCGAGCAAGCCGTCGACGTGGCGACGGAATTCGGCGCGGCGGGTGTCACGCTCCTGCGCTGCGTGAGCGCGTACCCCGCCGAAGCCGCGGCCTACAACGTGATCACGATGGCCCACATGCTCGAGCGCTTCGGCACGCGCGTGGGGCTCTCGGACCACACGGTGGGGAGCACGACGGCGGTGGTGGCGACGGCGCTCGGCGCCGAGGTGATCGAGCGCCACCTGTCGCTCGACCAGGAGGGGCCGGACGGCGGCTTCGCGTCGACGCCGCGGGAGTTCGCGCAGATGGTGCGCGACGTGCGCGCGGCCGCGGCCGCCGTGGGCCGCGTGGCGTATGGCCCGTCGATCGCGGAAGTGCCGTCGATGGAGCTGCGCCGCTCGCTCTGGGTGACGCGCGACGTGGCGGCCGGCGAGGCGCTTACCGCGGAGAACATGGCGGTGCTGCGGCCAGGCGATGGCCTCGCCCCCGAGCGCTACGAGGAGCTGCTCGGTGCGCGCGTCACGCGCGACGTTCCCCGTGGAACACCCGTTTCAATGGATTGGGTACAAAATGCTCTGGTACAAAACCAGAATGGTTGCGATGAAACGCATCAGCTTGACAGCGGTGCGCCGGTTGCGCCATAAGGGGCCGTTCAACGCGCGGCGCGGTCGCCCGCTTCCTTGTCGACTCATCGCCTTTGGCGCCCGCTTCCACGCGGGCGTTTTTCATGGCGGAGGGCCCACGCGATGCCACTCACGAAGAAGGGCGAGACCATCATGTCGTCGATGGTGAAGGAGTACGGCGCGAAGCGCGCGAAGCGCATCTTCTACGCCTCGGCCAACAAGGGCCGCATCAAGGGCGTCGAAGGCCGGCGCCGGCCGCGCACGGTGGTGGCGCCATGAAGACGCTGGGCATGCTGCACCCGACGGACGTCCTGAATTACTCGGACGCGATCGGCACGGTGGTCTGTGTCGCCGGCACGGCCCAGGCGCTCGACACGCCCGCGGGCGCGGGCTTCGTGTCCTTCTCGCCCACGGGCGGGATCGACTTCTACGTGGCCTTCGGATCCACGGGCGCCACGGTGCCCACCACGAACTCCACCGCGGGCTCGACCGCGAACCGCTCGGTCGCCAATCCGACGGTGCGCAACATCGGCAGCACGCTGTCCTGCACCGGCATCTCCGTCGTCTCGGGATCCGCGGGCGTGGTCACGGTGGAGTGGTTCCACGGCTGATGTTCCGGCGCAACCTCTTTAGCAGGAGCGGCGCCGCAGTTCTCGACCGGCCGTACCAGATGCCGCGCTTCAACGCTTTGCGCTCGGCGATCTTCGGCCCCACGCAAATCCTGCAGCTCGGCCCCGTCGCCTGGTTCCGTTTCAATAGCGCGATCACGGTCGGCACCGGGGTCGCGCAGTGGGGCGACCAGAGCGGCAACGGCAACACGCTGAAGCAGGCCTCGGCCACGTTCCAGCCCGCCTTGCAGGGCGACGGCTCGATCCTCTTCGACGGCATCTCGCACACCATGAAGTGCGTGCCCTTCGCCTTCAAGCAGCCGGAATCGATCTACATCCTCTTCCGGCAAGTGACGTGGACCGTGAACCACTACATCTTCGACGGCGATGCGGCCAACTCGGGCCGCGTCATCCAGTCGGCCGTGACGCCCGCGCTCACCGCCAACGCAGGCGCCTCGCTCGCGGCCGACGCCGAGCTCGCGGTGAACACCTACGGCGTACTCACCACGGTCTTCAACGGCGCGGCTTCTTCCATGCAAGTGAACTTCGGCACGCTGGTGACGGGCGCCGGGGGCGCATTGGACATGGCGGGATTCTCGCTCGGCTCCGCTGGCAGCGGGGGACTTCCCAGCAACATCCAGGTGAAGGAGGTGATCCTTTTCCCCGTCGTTCACGACGCGCAGACGCGCGCGCGAATCATCCTTTACCTCGGAAAGCTGGGCGGCATTTTCTAGTCGCAATCCGCCAGCGGTCGGCCACCGCTCACCCTCGCAGCAGCTTCGGCGAGCAAATCCAAAGAGGGCAACATGGCAAACCTTCTCGAGAGCATCCGCAACAGCATCCAGACGTCCATCTACGGGCGCCGGCTGGGCCTCACGAACGACTTCCTCGCCGGTGTGCGCGGCACGCTCGATCCCATCGAGGACGTGCAGGCAAGCGCTCCGAGCTCGGCCGTGCCGTACGGCATGACCAACATCCTCACCTCCGGCTCTTCGCAGACGGGCCTCTTCTCGCTGCAGGCGCCGCCCTCGGCCGGCATTCGCAAGACGCTGCGCCTGCAGTCCACGTCCACCGGCACGCAGCAGTTCCAGTTGAGCGGGCCGTCCATCGTGATCGGCGCCTCGCTCACGACCCTCGGCGCCACGGTCATCTCGCTGGTGAAGCAGAAAGCGATCGCGAACCTGCTGTCGCTGTCGACGTCGGTCTGGGCGTTCATGGGCGGGGCCTCGAGCCTCGCTTCGTCCGACGGCCCCGGCGTCATCTTCTCGACGAGCACCTGATGGGCTCGAAGATCGCGCTCCTCGGCAGCGCTCCCTCGAGCATTCGCCTGGCACCCCTCAAGGATCCGGCGTGGAGCATCTGGGCGTGCTCCCCGGGCGCCTACGCCATCATCGGCCAGGAGCGCACCTACCACGAGGGGGATGCGTTCTTCGAGCTCCACCGCTGGGAGCCGCCCGTCATCGGCGACCCCACGCGCCAGGTGGCGTGGTTCTCGCCCGAGTACGTGGAGTGGATGCGGCAATTCAAGGGGCCGGTGTACACGGGCGAGATGATTCCCGACATCCCGCGCTCGGTGCGGCTCCCGCGCGAGCGCCTGCTCGAGCGCTACGGCCCCTACTTCTTCACGAGCTCGCTCGCGTGGATGCTCGCGATGGCGCTGGAAGTGCCCGACGTGGAGGAGATCGCGCTCTACGGCGTGGACATGAGCGCCACCGAGGAATACGCGCAGCAACGCCCGGGTTGCCACTTCTTCATCCAGGCGGCCATGCTGCGCGGCGTGCGCGTGTCGGTGCCTCCGGAATCGGACCTCATGCAGCCGATGCCGCTCTACGGCATTTGCGAATGGGAGCCGATGATGGTGAAGGCCACCGTGCGCAAGCGCGAGCTCGAAGCGAGGCTCGTCGCGGCGCAGGCGAGCCTGCAGGCGGCAACCCAGCAGTGCGGCTTCCTGCAGGGCGCGCTCGACAATCACAAATACTGGATGGCGACCTGGATCGGCACCGCGTCCATCGACAGGATCGTCGAGCAGATGGCCCGGCGCGCCGACGTGGTGCCGCTGCACGTGGCGTCGGACTGAATCCATGAGCGCCGGTCTCGAAAAGCTCGAAGCGGCCTTCGCGCGAAAGACCAAGCCCGAGCTGGCCGCGATCGACGCCGAGCTCATCAAGGCCACGGGCCACCTGCGCTGGGTGCCCAACCCGGGTCCGCAGACCGAGGCGTACTTCTCGAAGGCGGACGTGATCCTCTACGGCGGGCAACCGGGCGGCGGCAAGACGGACCTGGTGCTCGGCCTCGCCTTCAACGAGCACCAGCGCGCGCTCGTGATGCGCCGCCGCTACACGGACCTCTCCGGCATCGTCGATCGCATGATCGCGATGAATGGCGGCAAGGATGGGTTCAACGGCTCGCCGCCACCGTCGCTCAAGACGAAGAACCTCGTGATCGAGCTCGGCGCTGCGAACAATCCCGGCGACGAGCAAAGCTGGATCGGGCGCGCGCGCGACCTCCTCGGCATCGACGAGGCCACGCAGTTCACCGAGGCGCAGGTGCGCATGCTGATGGGCTGGGTGCGTTCGGAGAACCCGAAGCAGCGCTGCCGCACCATCCTCGCCACCAACCCGCCGCTCACCTCCGAGGGGCTGTGGGTGATCCAGATGTTCGCGCCGTGGCTGGACGACACCTACCCGCGGCCCGCGAAGGCGGGCGAGCTGCGCTGGGTGGTGTCCGACGACGACGGCGATCGCTGGGTGGACGGCCCGCGACCCGTGGAAGTGACGCAGGATGGGCAGCGCAAGGCGGTGACGCCGACCTCGCGCACGTACATCGCCTCGAGCGTGGGGGACAACCCGTTCTACGTGCGAAGCGGCTACCAGAAGCAGCTCGATGCGCTGCCGGCGCAGATCCGCCGCATCCTCATGGGCGGCTTCAAGGCGAGTTTCCAGGACGCCGAGAACCAGGTGATCCCGACGGCGTGGATCCGGGACGCGCAGCGCCGCTGGACGAAGACGCCGCCCCTCGAGGTGCCGATGTGCGCGATCGGGGTCGACATGTCGGGCGGCGGCACCGACCCGATGGTGCTCGCGCCGCGCCGCGACGGCTGGTACGCGCCGCTCGTGGTGGTGCCGGCGAAGAGCATTCCGCAGGACAAGGCCTCGAGCTTCGCCTTCGGCCAGATCCTGATCCACCGCCGCGACCACGCGATCATCGTGCTCGACATGAGCGGCGGCTACGGCAGCGGCTGCTTCCAGCTCGCGCGCGAGAACAGCATCGACGTCTTCCCCTACAAGGGCGCGGCGAAATCGGCCGGGCGCACGAAGGACAAGCAGCTCGGTTTCTTCAACACACGCAGCGAAGCCATCTGGAAGTTCCGCGAGGCGCTCGACCCCGACCAGGATGGCGGCTCCATCGTGGCGTTGCCCGACGATCCGGAGCTCGTGGCGGACCTCACCGCGCCGCGCCTGGACATGGAGTTCCGCGTCGGCATCAAGGTGGAATCGAAGGAGGAGGTGTGCGCGCGCCTCGGCCGCTCCACGAACAAAGGCGACGCGGTGGTGATGTCGTGGTTCCGCGGCCCGAAGGCCCTGCACACGATGGTGCGCGGCGGGGCCTATGGCGAGTTCGGCGAGTTCGGCGGCGCGCGCCGCCGTGTGCCGCAAGTGATCATGGGGAGGCAACATGACCGGCATTGAAGAGCTCGCGGCGGCGGCCGCCTCGGCGGTCGGCGATTTCGCGGCGTCGGACACGGTGCTCACCGCCGCCACCGCAGCGACCGCCGCGGCCGGTGTGAGCGCGCTTACCACACCCAAGGCGCCCGGCATCCAGGGGCCGACGGCGATGCCTGGCCAGCAGGCGATCGACGATGCGCGCCGGCGCTCGCTCGCCGACCAGATGATGCGCCGCGGGCGGGCGAGCACGATCCTCACCGACCGGGACGACACCCTTGGATAGCCTGCGCGCCAACGCCGTCGATCCCAAGTCGGTCGCGGAAACCGCGGTCGCGCGGGCCGACGTGATGGATGCGCCGGTATTCCTCACCTCGGCCTACGAGCCCACGCCCGCGGGCGCGTTCACGCACCTCACCACGCACGTCGAGACGACGATCCCGACCACGCTCGTGCAGCCGTTCACCTCGGCCACCGCAATGACGAGCAATGCGGTCGTCGCCGCGTGCGCGGCGATGGTGGACCAGATGAACACCACGCTGCTGGTGATGAACCGCATCGCCTACACGCTCGAATCGAACGGGCTCACGTCGTGAACGCCAAGGAGCTGGCCCAGCAGGCCGACAACCTCTACAGCAAGAGGACGCAGCTGCTGCTCCTGTGGCAGGAGATCGCGCTCAACTTCTACCCGGAGCGCGCGGACTTCACCTACCGGCGCGTGGTGGGGCAGGAATTCGCCGTGAACCTCGCCACGAGCTATCCCATCCTCGCGCGCCGCGACCTCGGCAATTCGCTCGGCACGATGCTGCGGCCGACGGCCAAGTCGTGGTTCCACCCGCGCGTCGCGCACGAAGGCCCGAAGGTGGACATCGAGGCGCGGCGCTGGCTCGAGTGGGCCGAGGGCGTGCAGCGCCGGGCGATGTACGACCGTGCCTCGCTCTTCACGCGCGCCACGAAGGAGGGCGACCACGACTTCTCGGCATTCGGCCAGTGCGTGATCTCGATCGAGCTCAACAAGAACGCCGATACCCTCCTCTATCGCTGCTGGCACCTGCGCGATGTCGCGTGGGCCGAGAACGCCGAGGGCAACGTGGGGCAGATTTTCCGCAAGTGGAAGCCGACCTCGCGCAACCTCTGCAACACCTTCCCCGGCAGGTGCCACCCGAACGTGGAGCAGGTGGCCTTGAAGGATCCGTTCGCGGAGGTGGAGTGCCGCCACATGGTCGTGGAGTCCGACATGTACGACGGCAAGTTCCGCACGCCGTACGTGTCGATCTACTACGACCAGGACCACGACAAGGTGCTCGAGGAGGTGGGCATCTACAACAAGTTCTACGTGATCCCGCGCTGGACGACGGTTTCCGGGTCGCAGTACGGCTACTCGCCGGCGACCGTTGCGGCACTGCCCGATGCGCGGCTGCTGCAGGCCATGACGGCCACGATCCTCGAGGCGGGCGAGAAGTTCACCAACCCGCCGATGGTCGCGGTGCAGGAGGCGATCCGCGGCGACGTGGCGATCTACGCGGGCGGCATCACCTGGGTGGACCGCGACTACGACGAACGCCTGGGAGAGGTGCTGCGCCCGCTCACACAGGACAGGTCGGGCATGCCGATGGGCCGCGATATGCAGGCCGACACGCGCTCCATGATCGCGGAGGCCTTCTTCCTCAACAAACTCAGCATGAGCAATCCCGACCGCGGCAAGGCCGAGATGACCGCCTTCGAGGTGGGCCAGCAGGTGCAGGAATACATCCGCAACGCGCTCCCCATCTTCGAGCCGATGGAGATGGACTACAACGGCGCGGTGTGCGAGATGACCTTCGATACCCTCATGCGCGCGGGCGCGTTCGGCTCGCCCTTCAACATGCCGAAGACCCTGCGGGGGAGCGAGATCGAGTTCCACTTCGAGAGCCCGCTGCACGACGCGATCGAGAGCGAGAAGGGCGCTAAGCTGCAGCAGGCGAAGATGATGATGGCCGATGCCATCGCGCTCGACCCCTCCAATGCCGACGTGCTCGACGCGCAGGTGGCGCTGCGCGAGGCGCTCATCGGCATCGGCGTGCCGGCGCTCTGGGTGCGAAGCGAAGACGAGGTGGCGCAGCGCGCGCAAGCGCGGCAACAGCAGCAGAACGTGCAGCAGACGCTCGCCAACGTGCAGCAGGGGGCGGAAGCCGCGAAGGCGCTGGGCGAGGCCTCGCAGGCCATGAGGCCCGCGGCATGAAGCGCGAAGGCATCCCGCCCGCGTTCCAGCCGGCGCCGTACGAGCTCGCGGATCTCACGGCCGTGCAGGCCGTGGCCGACGGGCGCGCGAGCGCCGAGCAGCAGAAGCGGGCGATGCGCTGGATCGTGGAAAAGGCGTGCGACGCGTACGGCCTGGGGTGGCATCCGGAAAGCGCGCACGCGGCCTCCTTCTGCAGTGGCCGGCGCTTCGCCGGGCTGCAGATCGTGAAGGCCATCAACCTCAATACGGCAGTGCTAAGGAAGGCGGAACATGCGAGCTAAGTGGTTCAGGCAGGACAAGGTGGACGGCGACGCCGGCGCGGGTGACGGCGGCGCTGCCGCAGCGGCGGCCGCGGCAACTGCAGCTGCGGCCGACGCCGGCAAGGGGCAATTCGCCTGGTCGGATGGCTGGCGCGAGCACCTCGCCGGCGGCGACGAGAAGCTGATGAAGCGCCTCGAGCGCTTCGACACGCCCGCCGCGATCTTCACCTCCTACCGCGCGCTCGAGCAGAAGCTCTCGAGCGGCGAGCTGCGCGCGAACGTGCCCTTCCCCGAGAAGGGGACCGATGACGAGAAGGCCGCCTGGCGGAAGGACGCGGGCCTGCCCGACAAGCCGGAGGCGTACGACCTCAAGTTCGACGACGGCTTCGTGATCGGCGAGGACGACAAGGGCCTCGTCGACGGATTCCTCAAGGCGGCGCACGAGAAGAACCTGCCACCTGCGGCGGTGAAGGCCTCGGTGCGCTGGTACTTCGACACGGTGGAGAAGCGCGCGCAGGACCGGCAGCAGCAGGACGCGGCCTTCCGGCAGGAGTCGGAGGACTCGCTGCGCGCCGAATGGGGCGGCGATTACCGCAAGAACGTGAATCTCGTGAAGTCGCTGCTGGACACGGCGCCCGAGGAGATCCGCGACCAGATCATGTTCGCCCGCCTGGAGGACGGCAAGCCCCTCACCAGCCACCCGAAGGCGCTGCAGTGGCTCGTGGGTCTCGCGCGCACCGTGAATCCGGTGACGACCGTGGTGCCAGGTGCCGACGCGGCCACCATCGCGAATTCGATCGACGACGAGATCAAGAAGATCGAAACCACGATGCGGAAGGACCGCAAGGCGTACAACAACGACGACAAGATGCAGGAGCGCTATCGCGAACTCCTCGGGGCGCGCGAGCAACTGAAGGCGCAGCGGAAGTAAGCGGATCGAGCCGGCGGAGAACTGCGCGAGCATCCCGCCGGCGCAGCACAGAGCACCAGTAGCGCGGCCCCATGGACAAGGCTCGCTGGCCCCGACAGGGAAACCCGGTAACGCCGTGAGTGGACAACCCGAGCGACGGTCGATGCCAACCGTTTCGTTTAGGAGCCAAACACATGGCCGACACCGCATTCCAGACGCAATACCGCCAAGAGTTCATCGCTGGATTCGAGGCAAAGCAAACCCTCCTGCGCGACCTCGTGACGACGGAAGCCGTCATCAAGGGCAACACGGCCGTCTTCCTCGTGGCCGACTCGGGCGGCGCCGTCGCGGTCACGCGCGGCACCAACGGCCTCATCCCGGCGCGCGCGGACAACCTCAACCAGAACCCGTGTGTCCTCGGCGAATGGCACGACCTGGTGAGGAAGACCGACTTCAACATCTTCGCCAGCCAGGGCAACCAGCGCGAGATCATGCAGGTGACCTCGATGGGCGTCGTCAACCGCAAGATCGACGACCAGATCATCACCGTGCTCAACACGGGCACCGTGTCCATCGGCGCCGCGGGCGTGATCCCGAACGTCTCGCTCTTCCAGAACGGGCGCGTGAAGCTCTCCAACGCTTCCGTGCCGTGGGACTCGCGCATCTCGTTCGTGTGCCAGCCGAGCTTCCTCGCCTATCTCGAGCAGGCGCCCGAGTTCACGAATGCGCAGTACGTGGACGTGCGCCCGTATGCGAGCGACGAGCCCTCCTGGCGCGACAAGCCGATGGCCTACCGGTGGAGGAACGCGCTCATCGTCGAGCACCCGAACCTGCCGGGCAAGGGCAGCACGACCGAGCGCTCGTTCCTCTTCCACCAGACCGCGCTCGGGCACGCGATGGACGTCGAGGGCCTCGAAAGCCCGGTCGGCTACAACGAGGAGAACGACTACTCGTGGGCGCGCGTCTCGGGCTTCATGGGCGCGGTGGGCCTGCAGAACGCCGGGATCATCGTCATCACCCATGACGGCTCGCAGTACGCCTGACAACCCGCGCGCAACGAAAGGAGATTCACATGGCATACAGCGGAACCACGGCAGCCTCCTCGCTCGCCAACCCGCCCATCCTGCTCGTACGCGGCCTGGGCACCCTCGTCAACGCCGGCGCCGTCGTGGGCTCGACCGTCCAGCCCAACGTGGGCGGCACGGGCCTCTGGTACTACGCCTCGACCGACGGCTCGACGCTGCTGCAGGCGGCGGGCTACTTCAGCGATGGCCGACTCCTCGGCATGCGCAACGGCGATTTCATGCTGATCGCCGCGGCCACCGCCGTGGGCTCGACCACCGTCGGCATCGGCCTCGGCATGCTGATGACCACCAACAGCACCGCGGGCTACAACATCGCGGCCAACGCGCTGATCGCGTCTTCGTGATCCGCCAGCGGGGCCGGGCCGCATTCCCGGCCCCGATTTTCCAAGGAGACAGGCAATGCCGGAAGACAAACAGGCGCCCACCAAGCAGTTGTTCGACCCGAAGCGCATCCAGTTGTCCGAGTACGCGACGCGATCGTTCACGGTGACGGTGGAGCAGGGCACCGCCGAGCGCGACGTGCTGGATCCCGCGTTCTTCGCCCACTTCGCGCCGCAGTTCAACGTGTACGACGAGATCACGGTGCGTGTCGATGACGGCACCTGGTACGGCAAGTTCCTTGTGTGCTCGTGCGGGCGCACGTGGACGAAGCTGCGCACCATCTTCTGCATGCAGCTCACCGAGCAGGACGTCGACATGTCGCAGGCGGCGGTGTTCGACGGCTACGAGGTGAAGTGGCGCGGGCCGCTCTGCAAGTGGAGCGTCATCCGCAAGCAGGACAAGATGGCCGTGTTCGAGAAGGGCGAGGACAAGCTCGCCGCCGACACGTGGCTCGCACAGCACGTGAAGTCCCCGGTGGCCTGACATGGCCGCCCCGACCAGGCTGCAGCTCTACAACAACGCGCTCCTCGACGTGGGCGAGCGGCAGCTTGCGTCGCTCGACGAGGCGCGCGAGCCTCGCCGGCTGCTGGACATGGCGTGGGACGCGGGCGCCGTCGACTGGTGCCTCGAGCAGGGGCGGTGGGACTTCGCCACCCGCTCGGCGCAGCTCGACTACTCGCCGTCGGTCGAGCCGCCATTCGGCTACGTGCGCGCGTTCGACAAGCCCGTGGACTGGCTCAGCACGCTCCTGGTCGCGGAGGATCCGCAGTTCCGCGTGAAGCTGCACCAGTACGTCGACGAGGCCGGGTTCTGGTTCGCGGACCTGGACACGATCTTCGTGCGCTATGTCTCGAACGCCGACGACTACGGGATGGATTTCGGCAAGTGGCCGAGCACGTTCCAGCGCCTCGTGACCGCGTACCTTGCCTCCGAGATCGCGACCAAGCTCACGCAGGACAAGGAGAAGCGCGATGAGCTGCAAAAGGCGCTGCAGGCGGCACTCGTCAACGCGCGCAGCCTGCACGAGCGCGACGAGAACGCGACGGCACTCCAATGGGTGCTCGAGCAGGGCCAGTGGAACTTCGCCATCCGCTCGGTGAAGATCGACTTCGACCCGACGTTCGTCCATGTCTTCGGCATGCAGCGGCAGTACGTGAAGCCCCCCGATTGGGTGCGCACGGCCGCGCTCTGCAGCGACGAGTACTTCAAGACGCCGCTCCTCAACTACGTGGACGAGGGCGGCAAATGGCAGGGCGACCTCGACACGATCTACGTGAAGTACGTCTCGAACGACCCGGAGTACGGCAACAACATCAACCGCTGGCCGCAATCGTTCCAGATGGCCGTCACGGCGCGGCGCATGTACGACATCGCCGTGGACACGGGCGACGAGCACCGCATCGCGCGGGCGAAGAAGATGATGGATCTCGCGCTCACCGATGCGCTCTCGAAGGATGCGCAGAACGGGCCCACGCGCTTTGCACCCCCGGGCACGTGGACGCTTTCGCGTCGCGGCCGCCGCACGCGCTTCGACCGGGGCAATAGCGGCTCGCTGATCGGCTGACGTGATGGACCAGAAGCTCTCGGTCCGGCAGAACTCGGCCATCTACCACTTCAACCGCGGGATCATCTCGCGGCTGGCGCTGGCACGCCTGGACCTGAAGCGCACGGCCTTCTCGGCCGAGCAGATGAAGAACTGGATGCCGCGCGTGCTGGGCTCCATGATGCTGCGCCCCGGCATGGAGCACCTCGGCGGCATGAGCTCCGCGCCGCGCATGCTGCCCTTCGTCTTTTCCACGAACGACACGGCGCTCGTCGAGCTCACCGACCACACGATGCGCCTGTGGATCGACGATGCGCTGCTGTCGCGGCCGGCCGTGTCCACCGCCGTGAACAACGCGTCCTTCGACCTGGACCTCGCCGGCTGGACCCTCCTCGACGAGCCGGGGACCGCGACCACGTGGGAATTCGGGGGCCTCGCGAAGCTGGTTGGCAACGGCACGGCCGCGGCCATCATGGAGCAGAGGGTGACACCCGTGAACGCGGGCATCGAGCATGCGCTGCGCGTCGTGATCGAGCGCGGGCCCGTCACCTTCATGGTCGGATCCACCTCGGGCGGCGACGACTACGTGGCCGAGTCGGACCTCGCGACCGGCACGCACAGCCTCAACTTCACGCCGTTCACCGACTTCTTCATCCGCTTCCGCAGCCGGCTCGCGCGCATGGTGCTCGTGGCATCCTGCGCCATCGAGGGGCCGGGTGCGGTGACACTCCCGACGCCGTGGTCCTCGAACGACCTGCGCAGGATCCGCACGGACCAGTCGGCCGACGTGATCTTCTGCGCGTGCCAGAACATCCAGCAGCGCAGGATCGAGCGGCGCGCGAAGCGCTCCTGGTCCGTGGTGCTGTACCAGTCCGACAACGGGCCCTTCCGCGTCGAGAACCTGGGCCCCGTCACGATCGCGCCGAGCGCCATGACCGGCAACGTGCAGCTCACCGCATCCAAGGCGCTCTTCAAGCCGACGCAGGTGGGCACGCTCTTCAAGATCCGCTCGACAGGGCAGCGCACGACCGCGGACCTCACCACGGAGAACAGCTTCACCGATCCGGTGCAGGTGACGGGTGTAGGCGAGGCACGGCGTTTCGCCTGGACGATCGCGGGCACCTGGACCGGGACCGTGACACTGCAGCGCTCCATCGGCGCCGTGGGCTTCTGGGAGGATGTGGCGACCCGCACCGATAACGCCGACGAAAGCGACAACGACCACCTCGACAACCAGATCGTCTTCTACCGCCTGGGCTTCAAGTCGGGCGACTACGGCTCCGGACTTGCCACCTGCACGATCACCTACACGCTGGGCAGCATCACCGGCATCGCGCGCGTGACGCTCTATTCCAACCCGACCTCGGTGGACGCCGAGGTGCTCAAGAATTTCGGCGGCACGGACCCGTCGGAATTCTGGTCGGAAAGCGAGTGGTCCGATCGCCGCGGCTGGCCCACGGCGGTGACGCTCTACGAGGGACGGCTCTGGTGGGCCGGCAAGAAAATCTGGGGCTCGGTGTCGGACGCCTTCGACAGCTTCGACGAGGACCTGGAAGGCGACGCGGGGCCCATCAATCGCACCATCGGCAGCGGCCCCATCGACAACATGAACTGGCTGCTGCCGATGCAGCGGCTGCTCCTGGGCGCCGAGGGTTCGGAGATCTCGATCCGCTCCACCACGTTCGACGAGCCGCTCTCGCCCACGAATTTCAACCTGAAGGCCGCGTCGACGCTGGGCTCGGCACCCGTGCCGGCCGTGAAGATCGACAGCCGCGGCATCTTCATCCAGCGCGGCGGCAGCCGCGTGTACGAGCTCGCCTTCGACTCGCAGGCCTTCGACTACGGTGCCACCGATCTCACGACGCTCACCCCGGAGATGGGCCTGCCCGGCATCGTGTCGGTGGCCGTGCAGCGCCAGCCGGATACGCGCATCCACTGCCTGCGCTCGAACGGCACCGTGGCGCTCGCCGTGATCGACCGCGTGGAGAACGTGCTGTCCTGGCAGGAAGTCATCACCAGCGGGGTCATCGAGGAGGTGGTCACGCTGCCGGGCCCGAGTGGCGTCGCGGAGGATAGCGTCTACTACGTGGTGCAGCGCGTGCTCGGCAACACGGGCGTGACCGACCTCTCGGTGACGGCTCCGGGCTCGGGCTACACGCATCCGCCGGCCATCACCTTCGAGGGCGGCGATGGCGACAACGCTTCGGGCACCTGCACGCTTCAGGTGGTCGTGGCCGCGGCGGGTGCCGCCGGTACCGGCTACGTGCCGGGCGACGCGCTCACGGTCGTGGGTGGCACCGCCGCGGTCCCGGCGCGGCTTGCGGTGGCCACGGTGAACGGCGTGGGCGGGGTGCTCACGGTCACGATCGCCAACGGCGGAGCCTACGCGGTCGTGCCGCCGAATGCCGTGGCAGTCACGGGCGGCAGCGGCGCGGGCTTCACCGTGAACGCGACCTGGGGCGTGGGAACCGCGACGGTAGCGAGTAGCGGCAGCGGCTACACGTCGGCCCCGGTCGTGCGCGTGACCGGTGACGGCGTGGGTGCTGCCATCGCGGCCGCAATCGGCACGGCCATCCTCACCGGCCACTACCTCGAGAAGTGGGCGCTCGAATCCGAGTGCCGCGGCGGCGTGGTGAACAAGCAGGCCGATTCCTTCATCGTGAGCGAGGGCGCCACGTCCGCGGTGTCATCGGGCTTCGTCTCCTCGCTCTCGGTGCTCGCGGGCGCGGGCTACACGAATCCGCCTACGCTCACCTTCGCGGGCGGAAGCGGTTCGGGTGCGGCGGCGACCGTGGGCCTTCAGCTCGTGGCGCTCACGCTCAACACGCTCGGCAGCGGCTACTCGCGCGGCGACGTGCTCACGCTCGATGGGGGCGCCTTCACGCGCCCGGCGCAGATCGAAGTGCTGAGTGTCTTCGGCAGCGGCCAGATCAACGGCGGCTTCAACGTCATCATCGTGGACCCGGGCGAGTACACGGCCGTCGCAGGCTTCTATCCGAGTGTCGCGGTGAATGTCACGGGGGGCACGGGCTTCGGCGCCTCGATCATGCCGTGCTGGGGGCTCGCCGACGCGCACCTCCTGAGTCCAGGCTCGGGCTATACCTCGGCCCCCATCGTGACCGTGAGCAACGAGCTCCTGTCGGTCGTGCCGCCGGGCAACGCGCGCGGCGTTCCCGGGAGCGTGAGCGCGTCCGTCACGGTGCTCACCGAAACCTCGTCGTCCACGCTCGACACCATCTCGGGGCTGAATCACCTCGAGGGCCGCGAGGTGGTGGTGTGGGCCGATGGGCGCGACCTGAGCCCCACGGACGACCAGGGCGTGCAGACGCGCTACACCGTGGCGGGCGGCAGCATCGGGCTGCCCGTGGCCGTCTCGCGCGCCGTGGTGGGCTTGCCGTACAAGGCCACGTGGGTGTCGACGAAGCTGGGCCTCCAGGCGGGCGAGAACGCGCCGCTCACGACGCGCCGGCGCATCTCGCAGTTGGGCGTGATCCTGCAGGACACGCACATCCGATCGCTGCGCTACGGCAATTCCAACGGGGCGCCGCCGGCGGTGCTGGACGCGCTCCCGCTCGTGGAGGCGGGTGCCGTGCAGTCCGTCGACACGATCTACGAAGGCTACGACGCGGACCTCTTCGAGTTCCCTGGCGAATGGGCGACCGACAACCGCCTGTGGCTGGAAGCGGAAGCGCCGCGTCCGTGCACGCTGCTCGCCGTGGTGATGGCGCTCGAGGAGAACGTGAAATCGTGAGCCCCGTCATCATGCCGGCCACCGCTGAAATGTTTGCGCAGTTCACGGGCAAGCCGCTGCGCCATACGGTGCGCGCGCTCGCCGCGGTGCTGGACGGCGAGCCACTTTGCATCGCTGGCGTGCATTGCGACGGCAAGCGGTACATCGCGTTCGCGTCGGTGAAGCCGATGATGCGCGAGCGCTACCGGAAGACGGGGCTGCGCATGGCAAGGCAACTCATGCAAGCGTGGGGCGCGCTGGGCATGCCGGTGTTTGCCGTGGCCGACGAGTGCGTGGAAGCAGCGCCGCGGTTCCTCGAGCATCTCGGCTTCCGCGAGATCAGGAAGGGGGTGTACGCATGGACGACCTAGCCGGCACGGTGCGCAAGTTCGGATCGTCGCCGGGGATGACGGCGGCGGGGACTGTCCTCTCGGCGGGCTCGCAGATCGGCTCCGGCATCGCCGCGCGCCGCGCCGGGCAGTTCATGGGGGCGCAGGGCGACATGGCGGCGGGCCAGGCGGAAGCCGCCTCCCAGCGCACGGCCGCCGATGTGACGCGCCGCTCGAACATCCTGCAGTCCAAAGCACTCGCGAACGCCGCGGCGAGCGGCGGTGGCGCCTCGGACCCCACGGTGACAGACGTGATAAGCCGCATCGCAGGCGAGGGCGCCTACCGCTCGCAGCTGGCGCTCTACGAGGGCAGTGACCAGGCGCGGGCGCTGCGCCAGCGTGCGGACGTGGCGCGCTACCAGGGCACGCTCGCCGAACGCGCGGGCTTCATCGGCGCGGCGGGTTCGGTCCTCAAGGGTGGCGCGACACTGCTCGACAAGTATGGCGGCCCGAATAAGGGCGCTGTCCTCGGATCGTCTGACGTGGGCGGCGTGGAGCCCTACTTCGATCCGTCCACCTGGGGCATGAGTTAAATGCCGCGGCTACCCACCCTCGACGACCTCGGCCAGCGGCCGTCGCCGACACCGCAGCTCGGCGTGGTGCCGATAGACATGAGCGCTCCGGCGCACGCGCTGGCCGGCGTGGGCGACGCCATCAACCAGATCGACGCGCACCTCACGGAAGCGCGCCGAGCGACCGACTTGACCGACGCGCTCTCGGGTGCCACGCAAGCGCTGGGCGAGCAGGAAATCGGCTTCCAGCGGGATCCGGACTTCAAGACCGTGCCGCAGCGCTTCGGCAAGGTGGCCGCCCAGATCGGGCAGGACAGCGCCGGCCAGATCACCGATCCCGTCGTGCGGCAGGTGTTCCAGCGCGAGTACCAGAAGCTCGCCGTCGCGAAGCAACTCGGCGTCACGCAATTCGCCGCCAAGCAGGAGGCCGACTACCACGCGGGACAACTCGAAACGAACCTGCAGACCATCGCGCAGCAGGCCGCGACCGCGAAGACGGACCTCGAGCGCGACGTGATCGGGAACCAGGCGAAGATCGCCATCGGGGAGACGCGCGCCGCGCGCTGGATCACCGAGGAACATGCGACGCGGCTGGAAACGCAGTTCCAGCGCAACTACGAGGAAGCGCTCGTCACGCGCGACATGGGCGACGACCCGGGAACGACGTACAGCCGGCTGAAGAACGACCCGCAGTACGGCATCCACATCGACCCGATCGTGCGCGCTCGCATCCTGCATTGGGCGGCGAGCGCGGCGCTGCCGTACGAGATGAAGAAGGCGGCCGATACGGTGATGTCCGCGCCGCTGCCGTCGACCGCGCCAACGACGGGCGCCGAGGCGGGCACGGCTTCGGCCACGACGGCGACCGCCACGCCGGAGTTGATCGGCGCCATGAAGAAGGTGGAAAGCGGCGGCAACCAGGCGGCGGTGTCGCCGAAGGGCGCCGTGGGCGTGATGCAGTTGATGCCCGACGCCGCAGCCGACGCGGCGAAGAGCCTCGGCGTGCCGCTCGACATGGACCGCGTGCGAGCCGACCCCGCGTACAACGAGCAACTCGGCACGCAATACATGCAGATGATGCTCGACCGCTATGGCGGCAATCGGACGCTGGCGCTCGCGGCCTACAACGCCGGCCCCGGCAGGGTCGACCAGTGGATCGGGAGCATCGGCGATCCGAACTCGGGTGCCATCAGCGATGCCGACTTCGCGGCGAAGATCCCGTTCAAGGAAACGCGCGACTACGTGGCGAATGTGGGCGCGAGCGCTGGGGCGACCGCGCCCCCTTCGGGGAGCGTCACGTCCGATGCCATGACACCCACGCAGGCGCACGACACGCGCGCCATGTTGCCGACGTGGATTTCCGCCGCCGAGCGCGAGGCCGAGCGCCTGCACCCGGGCGATCCCACGTTTCGCGATCACCTCATCACCGAGGTGAAGGGCCGGGTGGCGACCATCGCGGCGGCACAGCAGGCGGTGCAGACGCAGGCGCACGACACGCTCCTCACGCGGCTCTACGGCCTGGACAAGTCCGGCGACGGCACCAAGCCGCTCACGATGGGCGATCTACTCGCGACGCCGGAGGCGACCCTCGCCTGGTCGCGGCTCGACGGCCCGGCGCAGGCCGGGATCGTGCATGCGCTGCAGCAGAACCAACTCGCCGCCGAGGGCAGGCCCGCGCAGATCAACGCGCGCCTGGTGAGCGACCTCTTCCGGCGCATGTACCTGCCATCCGATGATCCGGACGCCATCACGCAGGCCACACAGCTCACGCCCTATATCGCGAAGGGGCTCACGCCGCAGGGCCACACCACGCTGGTCGACGAGTTGAAGAAAATCCAGAACCCCGAGGGCCGCGACTTCCAGACCGACGTCCAGCACGCGCGCTCGGTCGGTCGGTTGATGCTGACGCGCAGCCTCCTCGGCTCGATCAGTCCCGAGGTGGCCGAGGAAGCGGCATTCCGCTTCTCGAGCGAGCTCGGCGCAAAGGTGGACGAGTACCGCAAGGCGGGCAAGGATCCGCGCGACCTCATCACGCCGGGCAAGCCCGACTACATGCTGGACCCGAAGAAGGTGGCGAGTTTCCTGCCGTCCTCGAAGGACGCCGTGCGCGACGCAGCAGCCGAGATTGCACGCACGTCGCCGGACGCGGGCGGCCAGCCGGCGCCGGGAGCCACGCCAGGGGGCGCCGCGAATGACGCGAAGGGACGCGCGGTGAAAGATGCGAAGGCCGCACTCGCGCAGGGCGCGTCGCGCGACAAGGTTGAGGCCCGCCTGAAGGAGATGGGCGTGGATCCGTCGCTGTTGAAGGACGCGGAAGCGCCGATGAACCCGCCGCCCCTCCTCTTCTAGCCGATGGGCGCCTTCGACGACCTCATTCCATCGAACGCGGCGCCCGCGAATGCGCCGCGACCTGGGCTATTCGGCGACCTGATCCCGCAGCAACGCCAGGCCTCCGGAATCCTCGAATCGCTGCAGGCCGGCTACCAGGGCTCGGCCACGGGCCTCATTGCGCGCGCGGCGCTCCCCGACGTGGTGCTCGATCCCTCGCATGCGAAGTGGTACGAGCGCGCGCTCTCGGCGGGCGCCGGCATGCTGGCAGACCTCCCCGAGATGATCGCGGGTGCCGTCGCCGGAGGGGCCGGAGGAGGGGCTTTGGGTGGTGCCGTGGCTTCGGTGCCTGGCGCCGCGGTTGGAAGCGTCCTGGGGGCCGGTGCGGGCTCCTTCGCACTGCCCGCGGCGATCCGCGAAAGCTACACGCAGGCGCTCACGCGCGGCGACATCACGAGCGCTTCCGACTTCCTCGACCGCGCGCGCATCGTGCTGCAATCGGCTGGCAAGGAAGGACTCGTCGGCGCGCTCACCTTCGGCGCGGGTGGCGCGGCCGCTCGCACCGTGGGCAAGGTCGTGGCGCCCGCCATCGGCGAGACCTTGTCGGTGCCGGCGGCACGCTCGATCATCGGCACGGCGAGCTCCGCGGCCGAGCTCGGCACGATGGTGGTGGCCCCCGCGGCGCTCGAGGGCAAGCTCCCCGAGCCGGAGGACTTCTTGAACGCGGCGATCGTGCTGGGCGGGATGAAGGGCGCGGGCCACGTCGCGGGCAAGCTGCGCGAGGTGTACGCGAAGGCCGGCGTGCCGCCCGAGAAGGTCGTGGCCGATGCGCAGCGCGACCCGTCGATTCGTGATGACCTGTTGGATAGGACGCCGAATTCCGGACTTGAACGAGCGGCGGCTAACAATACGTTCGTCTACGAGACGTTATATCCGTCCTACGGCAATCGCATGGGGTTTCCGCAGCGCGAGGGGACACCCGTAGAAAAACTGTTCTCCAACTTTGCCAATACGCCTAAGCCACCCGGCATGACCGACGAGGCGTGGGCAGGAAAACAAGCAGATTTTCGACAAGCGATGTTCGAGCGGGCGAATCAGGATCCGCGTGCGTTCACGAACGATGACGTCGCAACGTCGACGGTCCCGATGGGCGACGACCTCACGGTGCGCGTCGACGCTGCGGCCTCGGGCAATACGCGCGTGCAAGTCCTCGATGGGGAAACCGTCGTCGGGGCGGCTCACATCCAGCGCGGGATGATGGACTCTATCGCCGTGGTGGAAGGCGCGAAAGGACGCGGTATCGGCGAGGACATGGTGCGCTTCATGCGCGACCAGAAGATCGCAAACGTCGCGGAAGTGCCGGATCGCAGTCCGGGGTTTGTGAAAATTCAGAAGAAGGTTCTGTCCGAACCACCCAAGGAAAGTGAGCCCGCCGCGCCATCGACCGGCGAGGGCGAGCCGCCGCCAGGAACCAGTCGCGCGTATCACGGCACCACGACGGAATTCGGCGACCAGTACGTTGGCACGGGCCTCGGGCCGCACTTCGGCTCGACGGAAACGGCAAACCAGTTCGCTGTCGAGGGAGAAGGCGGGCACGTCCGGCCCGTGGACTTGACATTCAACAATCCCCTGCGCTTGCCTGACGGTTCCTGGGAAGAGCCGTTCGGTGTGATGAAGAAGTTGCAGGATGCCGGAATTATCTCCGAAGCCGAGGCCGCAGAATTTACGAACCAGTTTTTCAAGGGGCGCGCGAACACCGAAGCGGAGAACAAGGCGGCGTTCGACTTCCTGAAGGCGAAAATCGAGGAGAAGGGATATGACTCGATCATCTACAAGAACGAATCCGAAGGCGGCGGCGACAGTTACATTGCGCTGAAGCCGGACGAGCAGGTTAAGTCGGCGTTCGCGGCGAAGGCAGACGAAATTCCCCGCGCCTACCAGCCGGCCGCTGCCGAGGAGCGCGGACGCCAGATCGTGCCGGGCGAGAAGGCGTACGACGTGTCGACGAGCCCGTTCGCGCAAGAAGTGCCGCAACTCCCCGGCGAGCCCGCGCAGCCTACGCACGTCAATTACAACTACATCAACTCGCCCGAGGACACGAAACTCGCGCTCGTGCGCATCTCCGAGGTGTACGAGGCGGAAATCCAGGAGCAGCGCCGGGGCACGGTGGACTGGGCCGCGACCAGCGCCGAGGCGGCGCGCATGGTGAACGACGCCATCGGCGGCACCGATCCGCAACTGCTTCTGCCGCGCGAGCCCGGCACGCCCGCAGGTGCCGCCGAGATCCTCGCGCGCAAGCAGATGGTCGTCGGCGCGGCCGAGGCGATGATGGGCGCGCGTGACGAGCTGCTGGCGAAGGGCGCCAATGCCAGCGCCGAGGACCACCTGGCTTTCCTCGCCTCGATCGAGCGCCTCGCCATGATCCAGGCCGAGTTCCTCGGCGCCCGTGCCGAAGCGGGGCGGGCGCTCAACATCCTGAAGAACACCGCGATGGATGCCGAGCGCGTGCGCCAAATCCAGGACCTGATCGAGCGGTTCGGCAAGGATCCCGCGAAGCTCGCCGAGATGATGAAGGAAATCGACACGGTGGAAGGGGCCGCGAAGATGGCGCGCGAGATCGCCCGCGCGACCACGTGGGAGAAGATCGTGTTCGCGTGGAAGGCAGGGCTCGTCTCCGGCCCCATCACGCAGATTGCGAACATCATGGGCAACACGACCTTCCTCGCCGTGAGGCCGATCGTGGATTCGGTCGCCGCAGCCTTCGGGGTCGTGCGCGGCGCCCCAGCCGATCGCGTGACCGCGATGGAGCCGGCGGCGCGCATCTTCGGCAACCTGCAGGGCGTCATGGACGCGGCGAAGGTGGCCGCCGCCGAATTCAGGATGGGCGAGGATACGCTCGGCAAGTCGGAGAACTACCAGGCGCAGCCCATCGGCGGCGCGGCGGGCGAGGTGATCGGGTTGCCGTTCCGCGCGCTTTCCGCTGCCGACGCCTTCTTCCGCACCATGAACGAGCGCGGCGAGGCCTATTCGCTCGCCACCCGCCAGGCTACGGCCGAGGGCTTCAATCCGACCTCCCGCGAATTCATGGAGCGCGTCGCGCGAATCGTCGCCGAGCCCACGCGGCAGATGCAGGACCAGATCGATGCGGCGGGCCTGCGCTTCACGTTCAACACGCCGCTAGGCGACTTCGGCCGCAGCGTCCAGAGCGCCATACGCAAGGGACACCTCGAGTGGGCGATCCCCTTCGTGCGCACGCCGACGAACATCCTGAAGGAAATGCTGCGCCTCACGCCGGCGGCACCCGCACTCGGAGAGTGGCAGGCAGCGTTCAAGGAAGGAGGTGCTGCTCGCGACCAGGCGTTCGCCGAGATGGCCGTCGGCACGAGCCTCATGGCGGCGACCGCGGCGCTCACCTTCTCCGGCGCCATCACCGGCGCGGGCAGCCCCGACACCGGCAAGCGGCGCGTGAAGCAGGCCGCAGGATGGCAGCCGTACAGCGTGAAGATCGGCGACAAGTACTACAGCTACCAGCGGCTGCAGCCCATCGGCACGCTGGTGGGGCTTGCGGCCGACTTGGCCGAGACGTGGGACCACGTGACGGACGGCGAAGCGGACAAGGCGCCGAAGATGCTGGCGACCGCCTTCGCCAACGCCGTCACGAACCAGACCTTCCTGCAGGGCATCACCACGCTCGTGAACGCCGTGAGCGACCCCACGCGCTTCGGCCCGCGCTTCCTGCAAAGCTACGCGGGCTCCATTGTGCCGGGCATCGTGGCGCAGACAGCGCAGATGACGGATCCCGTCGTGCGCCAGGTGGACAGCATGCTCGACGCCATCAAGTCGCGCCTGCCCATCGAACGCGAGACGCTCCTGCCGCAGCGCGACGTCTTCGGCGCTCCGGTGGAAACAAAGGAGCGGCTGGGAGGGCTATCGCCCATCACCGAGTCCAGGGAATCGACCGACAAGGTGCGTTCCGAGGCTGCGCGCCTGGACGTGAGCGCCGCCGACGCGCCGAAGAAGACGCACGTGGGCCGTGGGAGCGGACGCCTGGGCGACGTGGAGCTCACGCCCGAGCAGCGCGACACGTTCCAGAAAGTCGGCGGCGAGCTCGCGCACGACATCCTCGCCCCGGTCGTGAACTCGCCCGGGTGGGATGACATCCCCGACCTGATACAGCGGCGCGTCTACGCGAAGGCGTTCGCGATGGCGCACAGGCACGCCGCGATCGTGGCGCTGCCGCCCGAGCAGCGCGCCTCGGCCATCGAGCAGATCACGGAGAAGATCCGCACCGAGCTCGAACCTGAAACCGAATAGACGGAGACGAACATGCCCGCGACCGTGACCGACCGCCTCAATGGCCTCACCACCAGCGTCGCCGTGAAGCCCCCGTGCGTTGCCGCCACGACCGCGCCGGTCGCACTCGCCGGCCTGCAGATCGTGGGCGGCGTGGCACTCGCCGAGGGCGACCGCGTGCTCGTGAAGGACCAGGCCGACACGCGCGTGAACGGCATCTACATCGCGAGCACGAGCTCGTGGCAGCGCTCGGAGGACTTCGACGGCCAGCGCGACGTCGTGAACGGCACCATCGTGATCGTGGTGTCGGCGTCGGGCCTGGGCTCGCAATACCGTGTGATCGCCGTGGATCCCGTGGTGATCGGTACCTCGAGCATCACGTTCACGCTGTCGGCCTTCGCCGTGGTCGATTCCTCGAACGTGAACTTCCTGCAGGCCGGCAACGGCGCGGTGCTGCGCACCATGCAGTCGAAGATGCGCGAGGAGTTCTCGGTGACGGACTTCTTCTCCGTGGGCGACGGCATCGCAGATGACAGTGCGCGAATCCAGAATGCGGCCGATGCCGCATCGGCGCGCGCCTCGGGCAGCGAGCTCGCCAACAAGCGGCGCGTGCTGCTGCGTTTCCCGGCGAACTACACCTTCCTCTCCTCCCTCGGCATCCGCGTGGGCGAGAACGTCGATGTCCTGATGGAAAGTCCGCTCATCGTCTCGGGCGCGGCCGGGGTCGCCATCTCCGGCATGACCATCGGCGGCAACAACATGACGCACCACGGCCGCTACGTGCTCGACGTGCGCCGCGCCACGCAATCCAACTGGTCTACCTCGGCCGATGTGGGCATCGTGCTCACGAACATCGCCTCGAGCGACATCGAGATCCGCCGCTCGCAGGGCTTCTGCGTGGGCGCGCAGGGCCTCGGCAACAACAATGGCTTCACGTTGAACCACATCTTCCTCGGCGAGCTCCGCGGCGCCAAGTACGGCCTCGAGTTGATCGGCGTCGGCACCGGCTACGCGAACGGCAACAACGTCTTCGGCGGCGAGATCGCGGTGGCGTCCGGCGAGGGTGTCAACGGCCAGTCGCGCTACGGCATCCACATCACCAGCACGGGGAGCAACGGCAGCAACACGAACCAGTTCTTCGGCACGTCGTGCGAGCTCGGGCTCGTGAACGCGCAGAACGGCAACCCGGCGGCCGAGGCGATTCCGGTTCTCATCGATGCCGCCAACTGCTCGTGGAATAGGGGCTACGGCATCAGGAGCGAGGGCAACAGCGACACGTTCCTCAAGGTCGTGGGCGACAGCTATCGCAACTTCTTCCAATCGTCCTTCTCCACGCGCGGCAACGCGTTCCCCAGCATTGCGAACGCAGGCTTGGTCGACACGTCGAAATTCCAGCTGAACAACGTCACGTCCTACCTGGACGAGCTCATGGCGCGCTCGTACGAGGTGTTCAATTCAGGCGACCTCGGCAAGCGCATCAACCAGTACGACGGCGCCAACCTCTACACCATCGACGGATTCGACACGGCGAATTCCACCTTCGCGCTGGCACCCGCCCAGCCGGGTGTCACGCGCGGCGACGACAACGTGATCGTCTTCAGCACCTCGGCGAGCCTGGTGCGCTTCCTCGACACGCGCGTGAACAAGCGCTTCATCGCGTTCTTCGACACGGGCGGCACCGGCAACCTCGTGGACTTCGCCGTGAAGCCGTTCGCGGCCGACGGCTCGCTGCTCGCTGACAACCCCACGCCCGCGCACGTGTACGGCGAGGATCTCAACGTCTTCACGTGGAATTCGGGCGTGCTGGGGGGCTCCTATTTCTCGAACGGCGCCGGCGCCTACGCGTTCATTTATTTCGTGGTCGATGCACTCACCCAGCGCACGGCCTTTTGCTACCAGGCCTTCGCAGGCTATACCTTGAAGAGCCTGCGCATCTACGCGCTCGACTATCCGTGCTCGAGCTTGATGCTCACGCGCGAGCGCGAGTTCGAGGGGCTGATGATCGCGACCGCAATGCCGAATCAGCTCAATTTCAAGGTCGGCGATCGCGTCTACAACCACACGCCCGCCGCGGCGGGCACCGAGGGCTGGATCTGCACGACCTCGGGGACATTCAGCACGTCGCCGCTCTCCGGCGTCACCGCCAACACGACGACGGGCTCGGTCGCCGTCACGGTGAACACGTCCTCGAACTTGAAGGTGGGCATGTTCATCACCATCGCGGGGGTGCCGGGTGTCAAGCGCATCGTCGGCAAGAGCGGGCTCAACATCACGATCGACACGCCCGCGAACGCCTCGTTCAGCGGCGTGGCCGTCGCCTACCAGGTACCAGTGCTCAAGACATTCGGGACGATCGCGGCCTAGTTGAGCCGCCTCTTGTCGTCGGGGCTGCGGTAGGGGTCGTCGCTGTCGCCCAGGTCCGGGCGCTCCTGGAAGCCGCGCAGGAGGAACCGGCGCGCCTCGCTGATCGCGCCCTGGTCCAGGAGCCTCTTCAGCGTCTCGATGCCGGGGCTGTCCTCGAAGCAGAAGTAGGCGCTGCGCAGCCTGAGATTCGGCCACGGCGGCGGCATCTTGTCCATCTGGAAGATGGCCGGATCGTGCCGGCGCATCCGCTCGATCGTCGACTCGTCGGCGATCACGACCAGGTCGTATTCGTGCGGGCTCACCTGCACGGGCATGCAATGGAGCATGTCGTCGGACTCCTGCAATCGGGTGGGGTGCGCCACGCGAAATTGTGCTCGATGCAGGGTAAATCGTACCTGCGATGGGGAGCGTGCGGCTATTGCCCGAATGGGCATTGCGAGGGTGGTGGGCCCTGCTGGTATCGAACCAGCGACCTCTTCCGTGTGAAGGAAGCGCTCTACCACTGAGCTAAGGGCCCCGCTTTCATGCACCGGACTTCCATACTACTTCCATACTTCCGGCGCTTGTGCTGCTAACTTCTTGGTTTTATTGGCGCTTTATTTTCGCCGAATTGCTGTGTGAAGGCGCGATAACCGGTATAATCTGTCCATGTGTGGATACGGGCGTCCATGGGTGATGTAGAGTAATCAAGGATTTAACATAAAACGTGTCACCCGCGTCCATCGGAATCCACGACCGGCTAGTTTCATACTCACTTTCATACTCGGCGGCGACTTTCATACTCGCCGCCTTCGGGGGAGAAAAACAGATGGCACAGATCCAGTTGAGCAGAGTCGAAAAGCGCGAGGCGCTCGAGCCCCGCCGCGACCCGTACTTCGAGAGCCTCGGCGACGGCCGCAGCCTGGGCTACCGCGTGATGACGAAGGGCACGAGCGCGGGCAGCTGGATGGCTCGCATCTATCGCGACGGGAAGTACGAGCAGAATCCGCTCGGCGATTACGCGCAGTTCGAGCCGCGGCAGCGCTACCGCGCCGCGCGGGACGACGCCGAGAAGTGGTTCGCGCACATCGAGAGCGGCGGGGCGCCCAAGTCCGGCACCGTGGCCGACGCCTGCCGCGCCTACGTCGCGAAGTTGCGCGACCAGGCCGAGGACGGCGAGGAAGAGCAGGACCGGGCCCCGTACAAGGATGCGGAAGGCCGCTTCACGCGCCTGGTCTACGGCGGTGAGCGCCGGCGCGGCGTCGACGGCAGCAGCGTGTTCAAGCCGGATCCGATCGCGAACATCGAGCTCTCGAAGCTCACCAAGGCCCACGTGTCGGCCTGGCGCGCACGCGTGCTGAAGGAGCACACGCCCTCGACATTCAATCGCAATGCGACCGCGCTCAGGGCCGCGTTGAATTGGGCGAAGGACTGCGGCTTTGTTGCGAGCGACCAGGCCTGGCTCATCCTGCTGAAGGAGATCAAGGGCGCTGGCACGCGCCGTGACCTCTACCTGGACGCGGCACAGAGGAAGCTCCTCCTCGAGCACGCCGACGCCGAGGTGCGGCCGTTCTTCACGCTGCTCAACATGATTCCGTTCCGGCCTGGCGAGGCGGCAGACCTCAAGGCGAGCAACTTCAACGCGCGCACGGGCGAGCTCGTCATCGATGGCAAGACGGGAGAGCGCAGGATCCTGCTCGGCGACGCGGCGCAATCATTCTTCAGGGAGTGCGTGAAGAGCAAGCTGCCGGGCGCCTGGCTCGTGAACCGCGCCAATGGTTCGCAGTGGAAGGCCTGGGACTGGAAGCGCTCGATGGCGCTCGCCGTGGCGGGTGCGCGCCTGCCGCGCAACACGGTAGCCATGACGCTTCGCCACTCCGTCATCACGGATCTCGTGGTGGGCGGGCTCGACATCTTCCACGTGGCCAAGATGGCGGGCACGAGCGTGAAGATGATCGAGAACCACTACGGGCACCTGCAGCAGCTGCGATCGAAGGAGGCGCTCGACCGCCTGGCGACCCTCGCCTAGGTGGTTCCCGCGACTGGCCGCGCCGGGGGTGCGGCCAGCTCCTCCAGCACCTTCACCGGGATCCGGCGCCGGCCGCCGATCGATACCCAGCGCACCTCGCCGCTCGCCATCATCAGGTAGAGCTTGGCCCGGCTCACGCTGAGGGCCTTCGCCGCAACCTCCGGCGTCACGACCAGGCGCGGCATGATGTCGATGCTGGGCTCGTCGGCGGGTTCCGGCGGTTCCACCCGGATGATCTTCTTCCTCCCCATTTCAGGCTCCTTCCAACGGGCGATATTCGTAGTCGCCTTCGACGACGACGGCTTCGGTGTCCTTGCACGCGCATTCGAGCCCGATCATCGGATCGGCCACAGGGCGCCAGAAATTGCGTACGACGCCGCCCGGAACGTGGTTGTCCTCCTCCCACCCGTCGAGGCCGCCGAAGGTCCGCAGGACGAGCTGCGCGAGTTCCTTGGGGCATCGCGCCGGACCGACCGGCCCGAGTGCCGCGATGCTGACGTGGTACTCGGGGCCGCGGTCGATCCCGTCGGCATCCTTCGACACCTCGACCGCACTGATGACGGATACAGCGAGCTGCAGGTGCTGCCACAGGTATCCCTCGAAGCCGAGCATGACTCGCGGCGGAAGCTCGATGGGTCCGATCCATCCGCTGCCACTCGGGCGCAGCGGCTTGATGATGCTTAGATTGGTGTTCATTACCGCTCCGGTGTGAGGATATAGAGACGGGTCATGCGCCGGCGCCCTGGAAGAAGTCGTCGCTCGCGCGCAGCTCGGCGCGGCCCCTGATGAGCTCGAGCGTGCGCAGGCGGCTCAAGCCATTGTTGAATCCGCCGCCCTCGGCTTCGTAGCCGGCGCGGTTCGCGACCTGCGCCTTGGAGAGCGAGCGCGGGTAGGACTCGGCGAGCGTCTCGAGGATCTTCCGCTCGCACTTCGACCCCTTCCGCAGCCAATGGTCGAGGAGTGCGCGCCCCGTGGGCAGCGGATCGTACCGGCCGAGGGCCTTCAGGCCGGCCGCGGTGATGCGCAGCGCGTCGGGCATGCCTTCCAGCCTGCCCGCGGAGCGCAGCGCGCTTATGGCGTTGTTGAAGCCCCCGCCGGTGGATGAGTACCTGGTGAGGAGAGCGACCTGCGTCTTCGTGCGCCCCTGCCGGTACTGCGCGAGCGCGGTGAGGATGAGGCGCTCGGCCTTGGAGAGCTGCTCGCCCGGGCCGCGCGCGATGCGCGGGGCAGGAATATGACGCGGCGCTGCCGGAGCTTGCTCGGCTGGTGGCATCTCTACCGCTGCCTCGATCTCGCGCTGCAACGTGGCACACGCCTGCTGCAGCGAGTGCTGGACAACATGGAGCGTGGCAGAGGCCTCCGCGCGGCCGCGCTCGTAGCCGCGGATCTCGGCCTCGGCGATCGCGCGGTCGTGCTCCTCCTGGCCGATGCTGTCGCCGGGCGCCTGGTCGAGCTGCTCCTCGAGCTCGCGGATGCGCGCTTGCAGCTGCCTGGTGTCAGCCTCGTCGACGGCGGCGCCGGCGTCCTCGTCGAGGCTGCGCAAGAGCTCGGAGATCTCGGACAGGTCGACAGGTGCCAGTTTCACCTGCGGCAGCTGCTCGCCGTCCTCGGGCGCGCGGCTACTGTCGTACGTCGTGATGGGTGGGAACTTGACGCGCTCGAGAACGCCCTCGTGCGGCGCCCACACGAAGCCCTCGCCGCGGGTGAGCTTCGGCAGCTCCGCGAGGATGCGCTTGCCCTCGACGCGGTCGGCCTGGCCCTCGATCCAGTCGCCCAGGGCGTCGCGGTCCTGCGGCGCGGTTAATTGCATTGCAATTAATGTGTTCGCCTGCGACAGCACGGACTTGTGCAGCGATGCCGGGCGCTGCGTGATGAGCCACGGGCGGAAGCCGCGCACGCGGCCGCGGCGGCAGATCTGCTCCATGCGGCCGAGCATCGTGAGCTGGTCCTTCTGCGGCCGCTGCGGCGCGAACATATCGGCCTCGTCGATCACGAGCGTGAGCGGCGAGCGGTTCTCCGCGTAGAGCTCCTCGAGGAACGTCGTCATGAACCGCACGCGGCCCGCCATCGAGAACTCGGACACGTCGACAATCGACGGCAGGTTCTGGCCGGCGAGCGTCTCGGCGAGCGCAGCGCCCATGCCCTCTGTGAGCGGCACGTCGGCATGATCGCCGCCGAAGACCACGACGGGGAACGCCGGCGACTTGCCATCCGCGGAGCTGCGCAGGCCCCACCACACGCCGAGCGGGTCGACGATGAGCACGCGCTGCATGGCGCGCAGCTGGTGCTCGACCAGGCCCTTCGCGGTGTACGTCTTGCCCGACCCTGTGCGGCCGATCACGGCGATCGACTGCTTGAGCGACGCCTCGGGGATCTTCACGTGCTCTGCTCTTTCGGGTCGTACAACGTAGTGACGGCGAGCACGACAGGCTCGCCGATCACGCGCGCCTGCAGCGTGTTCCCGCCGCTCGCGCGGTGATTGCAGGCGTTGAGCACGGCATTCGACGCTTCGCGCGAGGCCTGCTCCACAATCTGGCTTATGGTGTAGTCCGCACCGTATGAGCCCGCGGACACCTCCACCGTCACGCGCACGCGCGTGATCGTCGTCAGCTTCATGCGCGCCCCGGCGTCGTGACCTTGGGCTCAATCCGCGCGAACAGCATGCCCGTCTCCTGCCGCAGGCGGCTCCGGCGCCGCGTCCACCATCGCGCGGTACTTGTCGCCGCACCACCAGCCAGCGTGATCGCCGAGAATCTTCATCCGCTCCGTGGCCTCGATTGGCACGAGCTTCCAGCCTGCGGGCACGGGTTTGGTTTCGAGCGCCGCCACGATTGCCTTCATCAGCGGCTCCTCTTCGCCGCACGACAGCCACAGGTCGAACAGGGCCTCGTCCTTCGTCTTGCCGAAGCCCTGCGGTCCCTCGGGGTCGTAGTAGCAGCGCCACGCATCGGGCGTGCTCTCGTAGGTGAACTGAAGCGGATCGCTCACTTGGAATTGCCTCCTTCTGGCCGTAGCAATTGCTTCGCGGTCCATCGGGCGCGCCGCCGGTACTCGTCGAGCGAGATGTAGGTGCGTGCCGCCGCGGCCTTGCGGGACTGCGCCAGTTCGCGCTCCCGCTCCAGGCGCCGCGCAGCATCGCGCTCGTCGAACCGAATCACAGCGCCTTCTGCAGCCGGGTGATGAACGCGACGAGCTGGCACGCCTCATTCGCCGACAGCGTGACGTCTCCCTTCGTGATGAGCACGCTGCCGTCGCTGAAAACCGCGAACGGCGGGCGGTCCGTTGATGCGGGTTTCCTGCGGCCGCGCTGCTTCGGCTGCTCGATGGTCGAGGCCTCGATGCTTGTCTTCTTCGCGGTCTTCCTCGTGGCCTTCTTGCGCACGTAGATTCCCTTGGGCATGGCCGGCTCCTTCGTGGTGACGAGCTCGCCCTTCGCGTCGGGCGCAACCATCGGACGGATCTCGGGCTGCGGCGCGCCATTCGCGCCTGCCCGGTTCTCTTCCTCGTCGTCGCCGTCATCGGCGCACACGTGCACGCGGCGCACGGGCGGCAGGGGTGGTACTGAGGCGAGCCTGGTCATGCCGGGAACGCGCGGTGCTCGTGCCCGTCGAGGAGGTGGCCGCTCGACTTCGGGCGCGCGCCACCCCATTGCTTGAAGTGGAAGGGGATCTCGCGCGCCGCGCACTCATCGCGCAGGCCGCGCACCCAATTCGCCTGCATGGTCCGCGCACCCGGGCCGCTCTCGCCGCCGACGATCACCCAGTCCGGCCACCAGATGCGCTCCAAGGAAATAGGCCCGAGTAACGGCTCGAGACTCAGCCAGCGCAACGCAGTGCCGATGGTGGCGAGCTTGGGCCAGTCGCGATCGAGCTCCACCTGGTTGACGGCCGTGATGCCGAGCCAGACGTGCGAGTAGTTCTCGGAGCGCCAGTCAGAGGGCAAGCGGCCCGGGATGTTGCCCACGCGCTTGGTGAGCAGCATCCACGTCAGGGCGGGAGTCTCGCGGATGAGTGTCCACAGGTCATCGCGCCATTCGTCCGGCACCTCGTTGTCGAACACGTCGGCCAAGCTCGCGCAGAACACCCGCCACGGCTTGCCGGAAGCCACCGCCAATCGATTCCAGCGTCGCGGCTGGTCCCACGTCTTCGTCCGCTGCCGGGCCTCGCCGGCGCCCCATTTCACGCGTCCGTAGCGATCATCCATGAGCGTTGCCGCATAGCAGCGGTCGCACCCGGGCGAGACGCGCGTGCAGCCGATCCACGGATTGAACGTGGAGTGGGCCCAGGAGATCGCGGTCTGCTCGGCCATCACAGCACCGTGTTGCAGTAGACGCACATGCGCCCGGCAATGAATTCGTCATCACGGCCGACCTCAACGAACACATGCTTCCCGGCGGCGCAATTCTCCGCGGCGCGGCGCATGGCGAGCTCGGCGCGCTGTTTGTCGGTGGGCGCGTCCAGCGCGCGGCACACGTGCTCCATCGCCAATTCGAGCGGGTCGGGCTTCATTCCGGCGTGCCGAGGCTTCGCTTCGCGCGTTTGGCCGGCTTCTCGATATCTGCCTGCTTGATCGGCTCGACGCTGATCTCGATGGCCTGCTCCTGCATGGCGTACAGCGCCGCCACCTGCAGCGCCAGGGCGCGGTTGTGCACCTTGAAGACGAGCTCCACGGAGCCGCCCTCGATGGGAGTCACCTTGAAGTCGTCGAGGTCGCAGTCGGCGAATTCCATCGGCCTGTCGATCCCGTAGGCGATCTTCACCGTGGCACCGCTCATCTCGTTGTCGAACGACAGCGGATATTCCAGGTGCGGGTGGCGCAGCTTCCACGTCGGCCCCGCCAGGTCGTTCGCTTCCTCGAAGAGGAACGAGCGCAGCGTCGGATCGAAGAACGCCAGCACGTCGCCGCTCTGCGGCGTCGCGATCTTCATGGTGATGGCGGGCACCTTGTCGGGGCCGCACTTCTCCGTGCGCGCGTTGAAGCCCTCGAGCGTGGCCTTCGCACGGGTGAGCTCCAGTTCCAACAGCATGATCAGGTCCCCTTCCTCGTTTGAAAAACCCATTCGGCTGCCTTGTGAGCAGCCGGATGCGTTCTCCCGCGCATCTGCTGTGCCTTCGCTCGCCTCCTCTAAGGTTGGCCGGACGTCGCGCCGGCGCTCGCGTTACTGCGTGTGAGTCCCGCTGGCGCGCTTGCGCTCGCCCACGCGCTGCAGCCAGTCGATCGCGCGCTCGTAATCGGCGCGATGCACGCTCGCGAGCGTGGGCACCTCGAGCTTCTCGCGCAGCTTCTGGACGGTGACGCCGTTGTCCTGGCACAGCGTCTCGAGGGTGAGGCACTCATCGGGCGTGATGAGCTCGGTGGCGTCCGCGGCCGAAGGCGACGGGGACGAAGACGGCAGGGAAACCGTCTCCGGGCGCAGGCCCGTCGCCTCCGGTGCGGACTTCGGTTGGCCGCCAGCGGCCCACGCGGCGAGCTGGCGGCCCGATTCCTCGGTGATCGGCTTGTCGAGCGGGAAGAACGCGCGGTGCTGCTCCTGCAACTTGATGGGCTGCGGCATGCCTGGCGCGCTCGCCAGCAGCAAGAAGTAGCACGTGGTCTCGAACGGCAGGTTCTTCTCGCAGATCGGGATCCAGCCATCTTTCCCGACGAGCGACTGCTTCGCCTGGATCTCGAGCTTGCCGTCCTTCCCTTTCACCATCTCGACCTTCGGCTCGGCACGGAAGCAGAGGATCAAGTGGGCGCGCACCTGCAGCAGCTTCTGCACCATGTGCTTGTGCTGCATCTTCGGCTTGATCCACGCGGCCATCTTCACGCGCTCGCGCTTCGCGTAGTCGTTGCCCGCCATGCGGTCGAGCTCGGCCTCCTGCATGTCGAGCACGCCGCCGTCGCCCGCCCACTCGTGCGAGCAGGAGTCGACCACCACCACCGGGTAGCCCGCCTTGTCCGCTGCGACGATCGCCTCGGTGTAGCGATCCGGCGTGAACGGCGGCTCCAGGTCGCCGTGATCGAAGGCGAACTGGTCGGCGTAGTGCTTCGCGCGGCCGGCCTCGGTGTCGATCACGCAGAAGCGCCTGGTACCCGCCATGCCTTCGGCGAGGCGCATCGCCGTGAAGGTCTTGCCGCTCCCCGTGCCGCCGGCAAGCCCGATGATGAGCCCGACTTGCTCCCGCACGGCGGGACGAAAGCTGAACCCCATGGCGGTCTACTCGGGCAATGCGTCGTAGGTGCGCGCGAGCTCGTCGCGCGAGGGGTAGAACTTGGCGGGGTCGAAAGGGATGCCATGCGATTCGACATCCTCCTCGGCGCGCGCGAGCTCCCACCGCGGGGTCTCCGGATACGCCACACGGTTGGGGTAGCCTGGCCACCGGCCCGAGCGCATGCACTCCTTCCACTCGCGGATCGCGCGGGCGACCTTCATCTCGCCGAGTGTCTCGGCCGCGGGATCGCAGCCCACGAGCGAGCAGAGGTGCGGCGCTTCCTGCTCCTGCGGCAGCCACACATACGCGGGGCGCTCGCCGGTGGTGCGCTCGACGCCACGCCGATAGAACGCGGCAGCGACGTAGTAGCCCGCGCCGAAGAGCTGCGTGCGGCCCCACCGGTCCGGCTCGGCCACGGTCTTCGTCGTCTTCACGTCGACCATGAGATCGAGCGCGGCCGAGATGCGGTCGGGCCGGATGCGGAAGAGGAAGCCGTCCTCCTCCCACACGAGCGTCACCTCCGACTTGCCGCCGCCTGGCTGGAAGGCGGCGTGGATGGCGGGCTCGCTCTGCGCGAGAGTGGCGATGTACGCGCGCGCCTCGGCCACCATCGCCTGCACCGCGTCGGCCACCTCCGGGAACACCGGGATCATCCCGGCCGCGAGGGCGCGATCGCGCGCGGCGCGAATCGCCTTGTTGGTCCAGCCCTCGGGGATGTTGCCGGTCTTCTCGGCCGGGTAATCGTTGGGGTCGATCACCTCGAGCTTCGCCGTGCTGTTCTCCAGCAGCAGCGCATGCGCGAGCGTGCCCACGGACTGCGCCTCGGTGCTCGTGCGCGCCGGGCACCGCGGATTCATCCACGACGCGAACCAGGCCGCGCGCGCGCATTGCTCGATGAGCACCTGCAGGAGTGACGCGCTGCAGGCCGGCATCGCGAGGTATTCCTCCATCGAGAGGCCCTCGTAGATGCCGGGCTTGAGGGCGGGTTTCACGAGCGCGTTCACGCCGCGGCCTCGGGCGCGTGAGCGACGCTCTGCTTCACCATGCCGTCCTCGATGAGGACGCCCAC